ACTAAGTATCTTAACTTCCATTACTATTTTTCCATTAATTGATTGTAAAGATCTAGTCTAAATTTTACAACTTTATTTATATCAAAATACTCATCAGTAACCTTCTTAAGATTAGCCCCCATCTCATCACGACCTTTTTTGTCCTTTATAACCTTATTTAAAACTCTTACCCAGTCTGATTTAGGGTTTGAGGGGTCAATAAGGTATCCTGTATGCCCATTTACAATGGTCTCATCATAACAGCCAACATTAGAGGCAATAAGGGGTACACCATATCTTCCGCACTCAGCTACCTTAATTTCTGATTTACTATCATTAAAATTATTCATCTGAAGAGGGGCTATTGCTGCGTCCATTTGAGTGTACATGGCCCCGTACTTATCGGGTCCCATTGCTGCAAAGGTGTAACAGTTTCTGCTCCCTTTCATGAAACCGAATAACATTCTCTCGTAGTTATCCCATACCTCCTGTTGCCAATCTTCTCCAACTTTAGGGTCTACAGGGGGTCTTCCATAAAAACCCCAATGAACCCTCTCTTTTCCTGCTTTCTGGTTAACTATGTTAGGTACACCAATGAACTCACGAAGATCCTGTTCATGGTGAATGCCTCCTACCCACCCAATCCTGCATAAATTCTTCCTTCCTGGTTCTTTATTTAAATTCCAAGAAGGAAGGTTGTAATCAATGGCATTTTTAATAACAGCTAGTGTTGTATGCTCCCCACAAAAACTGTTAACTCTCTCAGCAAACTTCTTTTGTGTAACAGAAACTAAATCTGCATTATTATAAATAAACTTAGTTATCTCACTTAGACCTTTTTCCTTGTAAACCTTATCAAGCCTATGCCCATCATAAACATCTGTTAGAAGATCATCGGTGTCATAATGCATGAACTTACCGAACTCCCTAGCCTTACCTATAATCCTAGCGGTGTATGGTCCTCCAAAGTTGGAGAGGTTCTGGGTAAACACAATGTCTGCCCACTTCATGTCTTTGAAGTCCCACTCTTCCTGCCATTGACCCATCTTCTCCCCAGACTCAATAACACCTAGAGGGTTCTTATTAAACCTAACCTCAAGTTTATCAGGGAAATGCTCAACTAACTTATTAAAAGGTAACCAAGCTCTATAATATGCACAACCACCATCATTGGCAGGAACTACTAATATCTTTAGCTTTTCTTTAGTGCTACCGTTTTCTTTCTGGTTCTCTATATTTTCCATAAAAAAGGTGGAAGACCGTAAAGCCTTCCACCTTATAATAGTGATATTCTATTATGCTTTATAATCAGACTTCAGTTTCTTCTTCGTATTCCCATCCTTCTTCTTCAAAGGCGGCTTCTGTATCAGGGGAAGAGTGAGACGCACCAAGAGCAGACATTACGCTGCCTAATGCACCACCAAAGTCCATGTTCTTATCAGTAGGAACAATGGACTTTACAGCCTTAATATAATGCTTGCGCTTACGCTTACTAAACATAGTAACCATACCTTCCCAAGCTGCTAAAGCAGGTATAAAAGTCTTAGCAATACCGAAACCAGCATCAATCATACCACCCATAGCGTCCCCATCAAGGGCACCTCCAGCAGGTATATAAGCAGCATCAACTTTCAGTTGGTCTTTGTTTGCCATAACAAGTGAAGTTCCCTCAGGAATCTTTGCTTTCACCGAATCAGGAAGTTGATCAAAGGGAATGATAGCTCCCTGCTGACCTTCCATAAGTTGATCCGAAGTAGTAAATACTGTACCTTCCCCGAAGATACCTTCAAGTACAGCACAGGACATTAAACTAGTACTCATAATAAGAGTAAGAGCTAAAATAGTAATAAAATTTTTCATGACATTAATCGTTTCGTATAATCATCATCTGACACTTCATCAGAAGAATCAGACTGGGGTAGAGTGCGTTCCTTTGCGCCTAAACCTGGGCGTAAATTCTGTGCTGCCTCTTTTACTGCGTCATACTCTTCAACCTTCACCAAACCGTGAACATCGTGAAGAGATGACATAACCTCTGCAATAAGCTTCTTGCTTCCAAGAGAGGTTGCTTTAGGACGGAACATAGATTGGTCATACTTAGGCCATTTACCTTCCTTTTTCATGTGAAGCTTAAAATCGTGACCGATCTCAGGATCGAGGATACCGTCATCAGACTTCTCAAAGAGATCTGCATAATCAGCGTCCATCATAGTCTCCACAATTTTTTGGAAAAGAATAACCCCAATGGAGAAAACCTTAACCTCTTCTGATGCCCGATCAAAGACATTCAGATAGTATCGAGACCTAGGCTTAATCTGCCGTGCAAGATCTTCATCCTCCTTAGATCCAGTCTTCCAAAGACTGTAATAAAGATCGCATAAAGGACACTTCTCACCATGTACTTTACGGCAATGATAGTTTTTGACACTATTATCCTCCCCAGTAGGTACACGGTGAATTTTCGTCTCCGCATAGAATGTCTTGTCTGATCCTTCTTGCTCAGGAAGGATACGGAGATATGCTTCTCCCTCCGTCACTTGGTAGAATTTGTTTAAAAAATCCGTGTTCCCGCCTTGGGTCGGATTAGTAAGTTGTTGGTGCTTCGCACGAAGCGCATTTAGGTCAATAGCCATAGTTTTAGTTTCCTTAGTTGTCAGTCTGTAATCATTTTAGTTTCTGCCCGACTGTTAGCAGAAAGCTGTACTAGTAAATCCTTTCGGTGTTGCATGGCAGTAATCAAAGATTTGAGTAGTCCATACTTGTAAGTTTTTTCTTCAAGATCCTTCTTCATATCTTGAAGGTCAGGGTCAGTAGATACATAGTCCTGAATTGCAGCTACAGTAGTTTTTGAAAGAGTACTTCTTGCAGAATTTTTAAGTTTAGACTCGTAAGCCTCAATCTCGTTCGCACACTCTTTACTCTTTCTATTGGCGTACTCGCTTAATCCAGAGTAGTAAGAATACATAGTAGAGTGCCCAACAAGCTCGTCATCTAAAGAAAACTTATCAATCATAAGAAGAGATTCAGAAAGGGTAATGTACAATTCCCAATCAAGGTCTTTGTATGCTTTAATTAAATCGTTAGCTCTCATAAATTACTTTCCACAAATCAGGGTTTAACTTCTTGAATAATAATAGTCCTCTTGTTGCCTGTTCTACAACAAATTCGTTAGTTATTTTTATTTCTTCTGTTGGGTCTTCGTTATCTGCCCTTATACCCATTGTAGAAAATATAATATGGTTTATTTCATGTATTAAGGTAATGGTCAAAACCTTGTTTGAGACACTATCATCTAACAATATCTCTAACTTATCAAAATCAACTACACCTAAACAATCTTCCTTGTCACTTGTTAAGTCTTTCTTAAAGATAATAGGAAATGTAGACCAGCCATAGTCTACCTCGCCTATATCCTTAATTTTCTGCTTCAAACTCTTGACCGTCATCTTTTAGCTCTTCCATCGCTAGAGTATTATAGTTGACAGTCATAGGTACAATAAACCTAGCCTTTCCGTTTCTGGCTTTCATGACATATACACGCATCATCCCTTCATCAAATTCTTCCTCATCTTGGTTCAATGATATAGCTAAGTCTACTACCCTGAACTTGCCGTAGGAGTCTCCTAGGTGTTCATCCGTAATAATCCGTGCTGATCGTCCTGCTCGGTTAGTTTGGGTAGCAGTCCAGAGGAGGATATCCCTCTCCACAGCCATGCCCCGAAGTTCTTCTGCAATCCTTTGTTGCCCTTCATACTCGCTCATACCCTCTCTAAGAGGGCGTAGTAGCTCCATATAATCAATGATCACAACATCAGGCACAAACCCTTCATAGCTCTGTAGCTGGTTTAGATAGGCTCTGACGGTATTAATATTAGCCATGCCAGTAGGGAACTCTTTAATTCTTAGATCTGCCTTGCTAAAAGTCTTCTTGAAAACTTTATGACGCTGCTTTAACATTTTTTGTCCTTTTTCGCCACCAAGAATTTCTTGCGGTATTACCGTAGCAATAGAATCAACCCTCTGGGCTACCCTATCCTCACACATTTCTAATGAGATATAAACCACCTTAAGATTATTGGAAAGGCAGGTTACCGCTTGATTGGCTAAGTATAAGGACTTGCCTCCTCCAGGGAAACCCACCACCATAGCAAGCTCTTTTTTACGAAGACCTCCACCAGTTAATCCTCTATTGAGACTAGGTAAACAGGTTTCTAAGAAATCTCCGTCAGCGACAGAAAGCAAACGCTCCCACCTAGCATCTACATCTTCAAAGTAATTCTGTCCGAAATCTTGGGAACGGGCGACTAGTAAAGCGTCCTTAACTTCCTTCTCAATCTCATCAAAGCGTCCGTCCTTCATTAAATCCACAGACTTAGTGATGGCTTTCTTCATAGATTCCCTTTTAGCAAACTTTTCTACACAATCAATAACAAATTCTGGGTTGTTACAAGTAGATGTGTCCAAATTGTTTACAAGATAAAGCTCATCCTCATACTCAGAGATGTTCTCTGAGCGAGTCTTCTTATCCTTACAGAATTCAAGAAGGAAATCATCATTAGGGAGCTTGTGGTACTTAGTAAAAAACTCCGTTATTCCAGCATAAAGAGTCCCATGTATAGGGTACTCAAAAAACTCACTCTTAATTAAAGGAGCAGCCTCGTTGAAGAAGTCTAAGTTGCTTTTGGCAAGGTTTAAAATACCTCGCTGAATATTATCTGAAAAGTTGTACATATAGTATATAGTTATCGTTTGCCTAAGTCCCTGTAAGATTGGCTGTTATTATAAACAGATTCCTTCAGTTCCTTATATGAGTTTTTAGTTGATTCTTGTTCTTCTTTAGTTTTTCTACGAGGTTTTAAAGATTCAAACTTTTCCTTACTTACAACATACCTTGTGTAAGGACTTTTGGTTTCTTCTGCTTGTTTTTTAGCACTGTCCAATAACCCCTCATGTACTTCCTTGGCTTTAGCTTTGTCCTTATATACTAGATTGTATGTGTTCCTTTTTACAGTATGAAAATCACAACCATTGAAAATAACAGGAACATCACTCCAGTTCCTATCTTTTAATTTTTTGCATTCAGGGCATCGGGAGCGAGACGGGGCCTTAGCCATCGTAGCTTCTCGTTCCCAAACTGTCCTGCAATCATGACAGATAAATTCATATATAGGCATTAGACGCTGAAGGACTCTCCACATCCACAAGACTTGGCTGCATTAGGATTAACGAACTTAAACCCTCTCCC